GGTCGCCCTGCTGGCCCTCGAAGCGCGCTTCGAGTTGCTGCAGCCGATGCTGCCGGTGGACGTCTACGCACTCGCGGCCACCGCCTTGCCGGTGATCAACGCCGTGCTGCGCCTGGTCACGACCTCGGCCTTGTCGGCCGGGCGCGCGCCCGCCGCGCCGCAGGGGCCTGCGTGAATGGCCCTGTCCGCGCTCGCGCGCCTGCGCGGCGCCGCCTCCCTGATCTCGCCACACAGCTGGGGGGCGATCGCCCTGCTGTGCGCGGTGTGCGTCGGGTTCGGCAGTGCCGCGGGCTGGCGGGTCAACCAGTGGCGCTGCGACGCGGCACGTACGCAGACAGCCGAGACGGCCGCGGCCGATGCCCGCGAGCACAGCGCCGCCGTGATCCGCAACCTGCTCGAGCAGGGGCTCGCGAATGACAAGGTGGCGCGTGCTGCCGACCGAGACACCGGCATCGTGCACGGGCACTTCGTCGGGCTCGTGCGCGCGGTCGAACAGCGTCGCGACGTGCCGGCGGCCGATCCTCACGCGCATGGGAGCGAGGCTGGCGGCGATTGTCCTGGCGCTGCTGATGATCAGTGGGTGCACCTCTGGAATGCGGCCAACGCAGGCCCCCCCGGTCGAGGTCCCCCGTCTGCCCCCTCCGGCGTCGCTGACGACGCCTTGCGAGCCGATCCCCCTGCTGTCGACGCGGCACCCGCCGAGCGCCGATGAGCTGCTGAGCAACCACCTCGCGCTGGCCGAGCAGTACCACCTGATGTGCACCCGGCACCGCGCGCTTTCCCGATGGGCGACCCAACCGTGATCGACGGCGACTACGACGCGTGGAAGTTCTGGATGGACGCGCTGCAGATGTGCGCGATCGCCGCGGTCACTCTGTGGACGTGGATCGATCGTCGCGCGATGGCGCGCACTGCCGCCGTCGACGAGCGCATCGAGGCGGTCAAGACCGATCTGAGCGGTGCCATCAAGGAGCTGCGCCTCGCGGCCGAGAACGTCGACCTGCGACTGAAGTTGAAGCACGAGCGGCTCGCGCGCGTCGAGGAGCAGGTGAAGGCCGCGCCGCAGCACAGCGACCTCGTGCGCATCCACGAGCGCATCGAAGACCTCTCTCACAAGACCGCCCATATCGCCGGCGGCGTCGATCAGAGCGCCGACCTGCTGCGCCTGGTGCTCAACAAGCTCACGCCCGGCGCCCCGGACCGGAAGTGATGAGCCGCTCCCTCGCCGCCCAGATCGTCGAGCGCGATCGCCGCCTCGCGGCGCTCTCCGCGCTCGCGGTCGCGGCGGGCTACCGCATGTCGGTGCGCAGCCTGCGCGGCCAGATCGAGTTGATCGGCTACGTGGTGAGCCTCGACCGGCTGCACACCGATCTGGCCTGGCTTGACGAGCAGGGGCTCGTCGAGCGCGACACGGCCGCCGACCAGGCCACGCTCACCGACCGGGGGCTCGACGTGGTGATGGGCCGCGCCGAGGCCCCCGGCGTCAAGCGCCCCGAACCCGGCGAGGTTTGACGCATGGCGCACGGCGAGGACGTGCGTCGCGCGGTGCGCGCTGCCTACGTGTTCGATCAGCTGGCCCTCGAGCCCGCGGCGATCAAGGCTGGTGTCCCGTTCCCGACGGCGCGCCGCTGGAAGCGCGACGCGATGGCCGAGGGCGATGACTGGGACCGCGCGCGCTCGGCGCAGGCGATCGCCGGGGGCGCGCTCGAGGACGTCGTGCGCCAGACCCTCGCGGTCGTGGTGCAGCAGGTGCAGGCCACCGTCGAGACCATCCAGGCAGCCACCGACATGGCCCCCGGCGACAAGGTGCAGATGCTTGCCTCGCTGGCCGACGCGTACAACAAGCTGATGGCCGCCAGTCGGCGCCTGATGCCCGAGACGGACAAGCTCGCCGTGGCGATGGATGTGGTGCGCCGGTTCGCCGAGTTCACGCGGGCGCGGCACCCGCAACACGCGGCGTCCGTGCTCGCGGTGCTCGAGCCCTTCGGCGCCGAGCTCGCGCGGGCCTATGGCTAGCCCACGCACCTCGCGACGCGCGTTCCTCGACGAGCTGGGCAAGCTCGCCCAGGGCTTCCGCGCGCAGATCGAGGCGCAGGTCAGCGGCTTCGATCCCGATCCGCAGGCGCGACTCGATCGCCGTGCAGCCACGCACGCGAGCTTCGAGGCCTTCGCCAAGACCTACTTCCCGCACTACATCACGCGCCCCAACTCGCGCCTGCACGACTACCTGTACGCGCGTCTGCAGGAGATCGTCGCCTCCCCGCGCGCCGAGACCGATGCGATCGCCGCCCCGCGCGGCGAAGCGAAGTCCACCATCACCTCGCAGCTGTGGGTGCTGTGGTGCGTGATCACGGAGCGCAAGTGGTACCCGATCATCGGCATGGACGCCTTCGACCAGGCCGCCATCATGCTCGAAGCGATCAAGGCCGAGCTCGAGGCGAACCCGCGCCTGTCGATGGACTGGCCCGAGGCCACCGGCCAGGGCCCGGTGTGGCAGGCCGGCAAGGTCATCACCGCCAACGGCCGCAAGATCGAAGCGGTTGGCAGCGGCAAGCGCATCCGTGGTCGCCGGCACGGCCCGCACCGTCCTGATCTCTTCGTGGGCGACGATCTCGAGAACGACGAGAACGTCGCCACGCCCGAGCAGCGCGACAAGCTCGAGAGCTGGCTCACCAAGGCCGTGCTCAAGCTGGGCGGCGCCGGCAAGAAGTTCGACTGCGTCGTGATCGGCACCATCCTGCACTACGACTCGGTGCTCGCGCGGCTGCTGAAGAACCCGCTGTGGACCGGGCGCAAGTTCCGCGCGTTGATCCGCTGGCCCGATCGGATGGACCTGTGGGACCAGTGGGAAGAAGCCCTGCGCAACCACGGGCGAGAGGCGGCGGAAGCGTTCCACGCGACACATTGCGACGCGATGGCTGCCGGTGCGCAAGTGAGTTGGCCCGACGGCCGGCCCCTGCTCGATCTGATGGTCATCCGCGCCCGCGACGGACACGCCAGCTTCGACAGCGAGCTGCAGAACGACCCGTTGAGCGACGATGCCGCGCCGTTCGCGAAGGCCATCACCTTCTGGGTCAACCGACTGCCCGCGTGGGTCTTCTACGGCGCCTGCGACCCCAGCCTGGGCAAGCACGGTCGCGGGCGCGATCCGTCGGCGCTGCTGGTCGGCGGCTTCAATCGCGACAGCGGCATCCTCGACGTGGTCGAGGCACGGATCGCCAAGCGCCTGCCAGACCGGATCATCGAAGACGTGATCTCGCTGCAGGAGGCGTGGCGCTGCCTGTGCTGGGCCGTCGAAGCGGTGCAGTTCCAGGAGTTCCTGCGCACCGAGCTGGTCGCGCGCTCCGCCCGGCGTGGCATTCCGGTCCCGGCGCGCGCGTTCGCGCAGCACACCGACAAGGACCTGCGCATCGAGAGCCTGCAGCCTCACATGGCCAACGGGCTGATCCGCCTGCACCCTTCGCAGAGCACGCTCATCGAGCAGCTGCGTCACTGGCCCAAGGCCGACCACGACGACGGCCCGGATGCGCTGCACATGCTGTGGGTGACTGCGCTGTCGCGGCGAGGCGGCACGCAGGGCTTCCAGACAGTCTCCGCGCGACCGACCGACAGCGCTGCGCGCGCGGGCACGGCCTCGCGCTACCCCTCCCGGAGGATGTGATGGCACAGGCCCCTTCGCGCATCGTCGACGCGCTCGGTCGGCCCATCGAGCGCAAGTCGCTCGACGAACCCCAGAGCGCGCGGATCTCGGCCTTGCATCACGAGTGGATCCAGCACGGCATCAGCGCGAACCTGTCGCCGGCGAAGCTGAGCGCGATCCTGCGCGAGGCCGACGACGGCGATCTGCTGCGCCAGCACCAGCTCTTCGAAGACATGGTCGAGCTGGGCAAGCGGTCGCTCGCGGTGCTGGGCATCGACTGGGAAGTGCGCCCCCCGCGAGAGGCGAGCGCGGCAGAGAAGTCGCTCGCCAAGTGGGTCGAGGAGCTTCTGCGCGACATGGCGGATTTCGACGATCTGCTGCTCGCGCTGATGGATGCGGTCGGCCACGGCTTCGCGCCGATCGAGTTCGAGTGGGAGCAGTCGGCCGGCGAGTGGTGGCCGAAGTGGCACGCGCGGCCGCAGACCTGGTTTCGGCTCGGCGGCGCGACGCGCGACGAGCTTCTGCTGCGCGACGACGCCTCGCAAGGCCAGCCGCTGCGGCCCTTCGGATGGATGGTGCACACGCCGCGCCGCCCCAAGACCGGCTACCTCGGTCGCCTCGGGCTGCACCGCACGCTGTCGTGGCCGTACCTCTACAAGTCGTACGGGCTGGGCGACTTCGCCGAGTTCCTCGAGACCTACGGCCTGCCGATGATCGTGGGCAAGTTCTACCCGGGTGCGAGCGAGGCCGACCAGTCGAGCCTGCTGCGCGCGGTGCAGGCGCTCGGTCACGATGCGCGTGCGGTGATGCCGGCGGACATGGAGATCGAGATCAAGGAGGTGCTGGGCGGCGGCGGTGGCCAGCCGCTGCACCTGCGCATGGTCGAGTGGGCCGACAAGGCGCAGAGCAAGGCGATCCTCGGCGCGACACTCACCAGCCAGGCCGACGGCCAGACCAGTACCAACGCGCTCGGGCTCGTGCACGAGGGCGTGCGCCGCGACATCCTCAAGGCGGACAGTCGCCAGCTCGCTGCGACCCTCACGCGCGATCTGCTCTACCCGCTCGTCGCACTGAACCGCCCCATCGGCATCGACGGCCTGCGGCGCGCACCACGCCTCGTGTTCGACGTCGAAGAGCCCGAAGACGTGAAGCTGCTCGCCGACGCGCTACCGAAGCTCGCGCAGGCCGGCATGCGCATCCCGCGTGCGTGGGCGCAGGGGCGCCTGAAGATCCCGGAGCCCACGGCAGACGAGGACACGCTCGGTGCACCGGCCGCCGACGCGCCCGTGCCGCGGCGCGATCGCGTGACGCGCGCCACCGCGCTCGCAGCGCTACGCGACGCAGGCCTCGCGCCGGCGGACAGCGTGACGCGCGCGGTGGCCGATGCGCAGACCATCGCCGCGCAACGCGCGCTCGACGACGCGCTTGACGCGCGCCTGGCAGCCACCGACCTGAACCCGCAGGCGGCGGGGCTGATCGGGCCGATCCTGGCCGCCATCGCCAACGATCGGCCGCCTGGCCGAGATCTACCAGGTGCTCGACACGAGCGCGCTCGAGGAGAAGCTCGCGCGCTTGATCTTCGCGGCCGAGGTGTGGGGCGAGCTGGCGGCCGCCGAGGATGTCGCCCGCAATGCCTGATCCGCGAGTCTTGGGCGTGCTGTTCGACGAGCCACCGGCGCGCGCGATCGCGTGGATGGAACAGCGCGGGCTGCGCCCGACGTCGGACTGGCGCGCGCTCGATGCGCGTGCGCACCAGCGCGCCTTCACCGTCGCGCGCTCGGCTGGCTACGACATCCTCGCCGACGTGCGCAACGCCCTCGTCGACAAGTTCGAGCAGGGCATGAACGAGCGCGAGTTCATCAACCGCCTGGAAC